CGCATCTGTTTCGCAGGCGATGACATGTGCTCAAACAAAAAGTTGCACAAATCCACTGAACACGCCGGCTTCCTAAGCAAGTTAAAGTTGAAAGCGAAGGTGTGCCACACCAACAATCCCACTTTCTGCGGTTGGAATCTCAGTCCTGACGGTATTTTCAAAAAACCTCAGTTGGTTTTGGAGAGGATGTGCATTGCCAAAGAAACGAACAATCTGGTGAATTGCATTGACAACTATGCCATTGAAGTCTCTTATGCATACCTCATGGGGGAACGAGCGCGCGAGCGGATGAACGAAGAGGAGGTGAGTGCCTTTTATAATTGCGTGCGAATCATTGTCAAGAACAAGCATTTGCTCAAGTCCGATGTGAGACAGATCTACGAGACGAGTATTGATTGATAGCTTAGGTATTAGCTGTAGGATTGTAGATGGATGTGCTAGTTAAATATTTAGATAAATATAAGTTTAAACGTGTTCGTAGCGATCTTAGTGTGCCTGTAGTGATTCATTCGGTGCCTGGCGCGGGTAAATCTAGTGTCATTAGGGATATAATTAGAGCAGATAGGCGTTTTGAAGCTTGCACATACGGTAAGGCAGATCAACCACACATTTCCGGCAAGTGGATCCACTGTGCATCGGCATTCGAGGCAGTCGGCAATTTCATCTTGGTGGACGAGTATCTCGAGACTGTTGAGCCATTCAAAGCTTTTGCACTTTTTGCAGACCCAATCCAAGGTGGTCCAGGTAAGGTCCTGGCACCGCACTTCATCAAAACTGAAAGCCATCGCTTTGGCAAGTGCACTGCCCAACTTTTGCGCGAACTGAATTTTGACATTACTGCGGAAGGTGAGGATCTAGTGCAGATAAGGGGTATTTACGAGGTGGATCCACGTGATACCATCGTTTTCTTCGAGAAAGAGGTGGGTGAGCTTCTTAGCGCACACGGGCTCCTTTGTTACTGCATAGACGAAGTGCGTGGGCAGACATTCGAGAGCGTTACTTTCGCGACATCGGAGAGCAAGCCTCTGCTTGATCCAGCTAGGGCATTTCAGTGTTTAACTCGACATAGAAGATCATTACTGATTCTCAATCCAGATGCCACTTACTCCGCCCCCTAATTACACTCAAACATACCTTGCGGTTGCTCTTGGTCTTTCTGCGGCGGTACTTGTCGGGCTTTTGACTCGTGCTACCCTTCCGCACGTTGGAGATTTGCAGCATAGCCTTCCACACGGTGGAAAATACAGGGAC